AGCGGGTATATCGTCACGTACTTCTTTTGGAGTTGAGCCTAAAGGAACCTCATTACCTGACACAGGGTCTACACGCCCACCTCCATCACCGAAGGCCATTTCCATCTGTTTATCCATTGCTATACCGCCTTCGTTGAACATTCTTAGTTTACCATCTTTGGTACGTACTGCCATCTCTTTCATCTGTGAGATGGTTGGTTTCTTTACATTCTTGGCTAATACAAGTGGCCCGACTTGTATAATCTCTTCTGCCTCAAACACAGGCATACCTGTTTTCTTGTCATAGAAGGCACTGCCACGATATGGGTTCATCCCAACCTGTACCCACTCATCTGAGCCTGATGCAATAATATCTGCTGCTTGACGTTGCAGATCATAAGGGTCTTCAGATGTATACTCACCAAAGATACGTGCAATAGTAGCCTTGCTTTGTTTAGCTGGTTCACCAGTCTTTTTGTCTATTGCGTCTTGACCCGTTGCTTTACTTGTACGTGTACCTCTAGCAATATCTAGTGCTGTATCTGCATCAGAACCAAACCTAATGTTCTTAAGTCTGATTGCCTGACCATAACCTACAACACTGCCTGACTTTTGATTTCCATCGTGTATAGATACAACCCACTTATCATAGTCATCATAGGCAGGTATGTCTAGGCGAGAAGAAACAACCTGACCTTCTGCTAAGTCAGCGCCATCAACGCCTAAGATTGGATACCTAGTTCCTTTTTTACCTAGCGCACCTTGCACCTCAGTTAAGGTAGGCAGGAGTTCCATAACCTCTTCTGATGTGTATTCTCTTGGTTCAGGGAAGGCTTCCGTTATACGCTTCCTTGCTTCTTTAGATGTTACACTACCCTCTATCAAAGCCTGTGCTGCAGCTTGTGCATCAGGTAAGTTCTTCTGTCTTTGAGTCTCTGGTAGCTTGTTTTCTGTACGCCACTGCTCCAACGCTTCAGGATCGTTGCGTAGACGTGATGCTTCTAGTGCATCTGTATCTCTGTCAATCTGTACAGTAGCAGGTTTACTCCTAGGTGCTTTTGTAGACATGAACTTATTGTAAGAATTGCGAATGGCTTTTTCCGATACGGCAAAATCTACTAACTCTCTTTGGTAACCTGCACTTAGTAAAGCTTCTGTTAGATCTTTATTGCTACCAGCTTTATCGAAGTACCTGTCAAAAACAGCATCCGCAGCATCATCAAACGCCATATCCTCGCCTATGGACGTGCTCATCTTGTTGAGTAATTGTTGTCGCCTTGCGATACCTTTTGCTGCATCTCGAATACTGTCGTAGTCTACTGTGGCTGCTAATGCGTTTTTGTAATCCTGCAAAGATACTGTACCTTGGCCTGTATCTAAAGCATCTACTAAAGCCTTTTCTATCTTGGGAGTATTATCCTTTATGATACTCGTAATTCTTCTTTTTGTTTCTGCTAAAGATTCCTTAGAACCCGCTCGTTTGTAAATATCTGCATAATCTTCAAGCTCAGCATCAGAAAGGTTTAACTCGTTAAAGTCAAAGTTATCAAAATCTTTACGGATACTGGGTACTTTAGGGATGCGACTAGTTGCGTCTATCACATTGTCGGAACCCTTAACTGTATCCCCACCCCTACGAATCATAGACTTTGCTGCACTACCTAAGCCTGGAATAAGAGCCGCTGCTTCAACTGCACCCATACCTATAGCTTTTAAGTAGTTAGGGTCATCTCTACTCAGTTCATCCTTAATGTCTGAAATACCTTTGGCAGTTCCTACAGGAGTAAAGTCTAATCCCGCTTCCATCATCTGAACACTTAAAGGATCATCTACGTTCTCGTAGTCTTCACTAAACTGAGGAGAGCCTGGTGCTACTTCTGCACGTTCTTCATCCGTCATATCAACAAGACGTTTACGATAGTCAGCCATTCACTTTGTCCCTCAAGTATTGTAGTTGCCGAAGAGCACGTAAGGCACCCTGATGTCTGTATAGTTCTGCAGGATCGGTAACACTTTCCATGCTACGATGCTGTATCTCAATACGCTCCTCTAACTCAACGAGGAACGCATCCCATGTACCCTTATCATTAACGAAGCTTTTAAGCGACATTGCCAGTAAACCCTTGTTCACCTGGGGTTGGTGCTGTACCAATGCCTATCTGAGAGCCACCACCACCTGACGTGTCCTGTACGCCCTGTGGAGCCTGTCCTTCTGGCGCTGGGCTACCTTGGGGCATGTTAACCCCTTCTGGGCCTGTAGGGGCCGCTGGTGGCTGCTGAAAGCCTTTTAGTATCTCAGCCTGAATAGCTGCATCACTCATAGAGTTAGTAACCTTGTCTGGGTCCAAATCCATAGACTTAGCAATCTCACGTATAATATAATCCATCTTAGCAAAGGGAGCTAATACTGGATTCTGTGCAACTTGCAGGAACTGCATCAAGCGCTGTGACCGTACCTCATTAGCCATCAAGCTCTCTGTACCAGAAGCATGGATCTCTAGATCACCACGAATAGACTCATCAAAGTCAAACTGCATATTAAATGAGAAAAAAGCCTTACCTAAAGGACGTACTAAGTAATCATCCACATTCTTAACTACCGTCCTAATAGAACCGTTAGCAGCAGACATAAGCATAGAAATACCAGAAGCTGTACGCCCAACGCCAGATACTCCGGTTTGTCCGTGAGCGAAGCTAGGGAATCCAGTACTCTCATCTGCTAAAACTCGTGCCTTATCAAAGAGTTGCATGTTCTCTTGTGCTACGTTGGGGAACTTGGTGCCGAAAATTCCTTGTCCTGGTGCACCCCCCTGACGCCTAAACACCTTGCCTGGGTACACAGATAAGTCTTGGCCTGGCACCATATTAGTCTCATCTACTTCAATGATAAGGTTACCAGATAGTGCGGCGTTGTCAATAGCCATACGCATGAAGCCATTCATCAACGTCTGCGTGTCATCCATGTTCTCAGCAATACCTACACCAAAGAAGCTGTAAGGGTTATGCTCATAGGGTACAGCGTAGTAAGGGATGCGTGTAGGCTTGAAGGGGTTAAGTACAAAACGTAGTACCTCACCATTACATACCCATACGTTGCAATTTACTTCATCAAGATCTTTTAATGCTCTAGGTATAGATACGCCATGCTCTTCAAGTACAGTAATATCTACAAAGCCCCAAAACTCTAGTACTTCCCACCGCTCAGAAGATGGCTGTGTATCGTCATCCTCCATGGTCATTTCCCAGTACTTCTGTATGTAGTCTGGCCCTTTACTAATAGCCATATCTATACTATCATTCATAAAGTAGGGGCGATTCTTGAGAGACCTTACTTGTGTACGTGACATTTTATGTCGTTCTACTACGTATTCAGCCTCATTCATAGACTTAGCTTCTGGGTCAGGATAAAAATCCCAAACAGAAACATGGCTACATTCAGGTACTGTTTTTACTATAGGGTCATACTCTCCCTCATCACTCCAATTTGGGTACTCTTTATCTACAGCAAACGGACCCTTCATGACACCTGTGCCTAGTAAAGCCATCTCAAACGCCATAGATCTTAAGTGAGTTGAGGCACCTGATTCTTGTAGCTGGTCATGTATCTTCTTTTCCATCTTTTTAGCTGCTACCATGGCAGGATGAAAGGATACAGTTGTAGGCGTAGTACCATCACCTTCTACGATCTTGTCAGATACAGAGTCTAATTTATCCTCAAAGGGGCCAAGCCTATTAGAAAGATCCATAAGGGTCTCACCAGGCTTGAGCTTAGTATCGCCATTAATGATGTAGGGTGTTCCTGGTTTCTTCTCTACAGCTCTTTTAATAGCGTCTCCTGCAATGGATGCATTAGGATCTACATTAATATTTAGTGACTCAGCTACACCGTCTGGTAAAACAGAGGGGTTTACTGATAAGGGAAACTTATTGTTTCCAAATAGCACGTCAACAATCTGACCATAAGCTGCTAGTGTTTTAGTCTTAGTAACCTTTACAAACACACGTGACTTCTCAGTGTCTGTGAACTGAACTTCTTTACTATACAAACCACGATAGTTACGGTACGCTTTAAGCCAACGCTCCTCATCTGAATAACGAGCGTCTTCAGCGCGTTTGTAGCGTTCATTTACAAAGGACACTACGCTAGACTTCTCTTCAAAGATTTTGTCCATGCTGCTTTCTGCAGCTACGACTTCATCTGTTTCAAACATTTCTTCTTGTTCTGCCATTTATCAATACCCGAATTGTGGATCACTAGCTTGAAAACCAGTGCGTTGCTTTGCTGGGTTATAATCCCATATGCTGCTACGTGGACGTGTCATAATACCGTATCTTAGAGCGTCATAAAGGTGATCCTCTGCGTGAGTATCAACATCTTCTGGGTTTTTCTTATCCAGAGGAATACTAGGAATCTGAGCAATAGTGTTAGTGCAGTTATTCATAAACACTAGTTGAGGCTTTTCAGTAAATTCATCTACCTTTAGCCGCCTATGTATTTCGTTCTTACCTGCGACACGTGAACCTCTTGACCTGTCAGATGGACGCCAACGGCACCCTTTCATATTCATCTGCTCTGCCAAGCTAGGTCCAGTGTCGCCACGGTTGTGCCATAAAGAACTATCCAGCACCCCGTATCTCATTGTACCATCACGTGCTTCTGCGTCAAGTATTAAGTCTGCTAGATCAGAAGCTGTTACTTTAGAGACATACATCTCACGGTATACAATTACTTGTTCATCAGGGGCTACAGTAAACCAGAGAACACCAGTGTAACTACCATAACCATAATCACAAGCCCTAAACTTTGCCCAAGAGTCAGGGATCTCGAATGAGTCCACGACATGTATTTTGCGATCAAACTCTGGAAAAGCTGCACCCTCATTAATATCCCAGTTACCTTCAAGTAGCTGCTTACGCTGATGCTCTGGAAGAGAGAGAAGCATTGCTTCATAGTCTCCAGAGTCAGATAAGTACGGATTGTCGAATAGAGAGGCGGGAATGAAACGCCGCTTAAATAGAGGCTGACCCTCTTTACTGTGGCCCTTGGGGAAGGTAATTGTTTCACTTGTTTCAATATTAGTTGCCCAGAACGGTTTACCTGCTCTTTCAGGGTCAATAAACATTTTTTTAACCCAAGCATGTCCATTTCCTCCAGGGTTTGTTGTTGCTCTCATGTAGAGTCCAAGATCAGATGCGTGTGCAGATCTCAAGCGACTCCTCATATAATCCCAAGCATAAGGTGTATTCCATTGAGTAAGCTCATCGAATCCAATCCAGTTAAAAGCTTGACCTTGATAACGTGTGACATCTGTATCCTTATCCAAGTATGACATCCAGAGGCGACCACCTCTAGGTGAGATCCACTGTGATTTTCTTTCTGACCACTTAATGCCAGGTACAGCACGAGGGTATAGCTCCTGTGACTTCTGTATTAGTTCCCTTAGTTCTTCTGTTGTGTGACGTACAAGTAGGCCACTAAAGTTAGGATCATTTAAACCGTGTAGGGGATCAGCAAGCATAGCGTAGGATTTCCCACCACCAGCTGCGCCGCCGTAAAGAACCTCACGTTCTGATGCACTAAGGAAGTGAGTCTGAGGTCCAGGATTGGGCTTGAATACTACATTCTGAGCTTCTTCTACATTATACTCAGGTGCTTTTACTTCAGCAGGAATAGATCTAACAACTGTTTCAGGTGTCTTTTCCAATATCTGAGTAGGCTCCGACTCCTTGGGTTTCGAGCTTTTCAATTTCCTCAAGGGTTTCTTCGAGCCACTTGGCAAGCTTGCGCTTAATTGCAGCTGCTTTTCTACGTTTTTGCTCAACTTCAACTCTTTTCTTTAGGCCCATATGCGAAATATGTCTGCCCGTTTCTTTACTTATCCAGTGTGATACCGCACGGTAACTATACTGCTTAAGGTGTCGCTTTGCAAGTTCTAACGCTTCAAGTTCAATTTCTACAGGTACAAGTAGCTTTGGGTTGTCTGGGTGTTCAGCATATCCAAAGGGTATCTTCTTAGTTACCCTTGCTATGATGTGCCAATCTTTACTATGTTTGCTAACGGGCTTAGGTAACTGCCAAAACCCTAGATCTCTTTTAGGTATTATTCGTTTGAACCTTCTTTTGGTGGCAGATAGAATATACCTCCACCTGACGTTACGTCTACTTTGTCTACTTTACCAAGACCTGCACGATCAAGCAAGTCTTTTGCTGCTACCATCTTCTCTTTAATGCCTAACTCAGTAGGGTCATATAAAGCACCTACCATAGCCATAGCAGCTTTAGGTGCGGTACGTGCAAAGTATGTACGTGTCTTCTCACCAATCTCATCTTTCAGTGACTCTACAATAGCTGCTGTGCTGGAAGCAGGGGCATAACCTGCAAGCTTCTTAGCTGCTACTACATCTCCACCAGCGTCATCAAAGAGTACCTCTAAGAATCGCTGTTGCTGTTCTGTTAATGCCCTAGCCATATTTAATCCTTACCACTTGCCTTGTTTTAGTCCTGTGAAGTATAACACAACTATTAGTAAACCTACACCTGCAGCTAAACAAAAAGCAACTATCACACCATTTATACAGTTATCTATAAATTCTTGTTTCTTGTAGGCTTCTTCCTTACGGATACGCCTCATACTTGCCTCAATACTTAGTACCTCTTCCCAAGCAGAGGGTCCGTAAGTCCATGATATATGGTCTTTTATTTCCTTACGCATCTGCTCCATTTTCTTTTTCTGGGCAAATATCTCAATAGCGTTTGAACTATTATCGCTCATCATCTTGTAGAAGGGAGGGTTCTTAGATTTATCCTCTGCGTACTGGAAGTCACTAAAAGCACTTCCCCATTTAGCTAAAGTCCCACTCATCTCTTGGATATCTTTTCCAGCACTAATACCTTGTTTTAAGATATTAAAAGCTGAAGTTGCAAGACCAACAGCTGTAACAGGATCTATCATTTTACCTTGCCATATCTCTATGGTCACGATTAAGGTAACGTAGCTCACTCTCCATAACAGCTATTCGTTGTTTTAGCTTATTGATTTCACCAATAGCTAAAGTCATAGACGCAAGCTCATCCCATAGCTCTTCTATGTCATCCCACACGTACTGTATCTCTACGCCATTGCCTTCAACATCACGCTTAAGATTAATGTTGTCCTCAATAGCCATACGTGAGCCAAGCTGACTAACAGTCTCTTCTAGGTTAGAGATGGTAGACGCCTGTTGAGACACCCACCATACACCACCTGCAAGCTGAACAGCCATAGCAAGTACAAGAGCTATGGGTAGTTTTATGTTTTCCACAGTAGTTCTCCTACCTACTTAAAACTTTCTGATACAACATTGCGTATGTCTCCACGTGCTATACCAATATCATGTAACTCTTTGTCTGACATATTAGTTAGAATCCAGTAGTCAGCACGAGCTTGTTGTGACTTTTGTAGGCTTGCCAAGAAGTCTTTGAATGTTTTGATAATAAGTGCGTACATTGTATTTTCCTATGTTATGTCCAGCACTATTGCTAGACGTTCATAGTTATACATATATTAGCGCTATTTACCTCTACTAAGTTTGCATACCCGCTATTCGTTATGTGCCAGAGAAGGTCTCTGTAACAGTTAAGATAGTGTCTACATGAGCAGCTGTAGCAGGCGTTACTTGTATCTTATCACCAGGTGCCAATACAATCTCAATGTCTGAGAACGTGATATACTCACCTGCACCAAGGTTTTTACCCTCTAAGAAATGTGATGTATATGTAGCTGCTGCTACGTACCACTCAATCTCAATGTCTGTATTACCTGTACTATTGTGAACGTGTAAATAACTAATCTCAGCAACACAGTTAGGAGGACATGTGTACACATCCTCTGTAGTAGTACCAGCATTATGCCCATAGACAGAACGCCTACGAGCAGGCCTACCTGGATGATTGAGTGTAACTGTCATTACTCGTCAACCCACGCTTCATTCTCTGGTGTGTTAGGGTCATCCTTAACGAAGTGACCTTTAGCTGTACGAGCGCGTTTCTTGCCTGCAGGGGCTTTAGACTTCTTAGGCTTAACAGCAGCAATGTCAGCTGCCTCGCATATATAATTTACGTTAGTGTCTTTACTCTGTACATTACCGTAGTTGTCTTCACCAGCAGACTGGTTACCCATGGAGTCCCACACGTAGCCATGCTCATCTACACGATACCCCTTAGCTTCTAAGGCATCTTTGTATTTATGGTAGTATTTCATTACTTACCCTTTTTCATAGGACGTGCTGCGGGGTTGGATGCACCACAAGCTAAGCCACCATGTTTGTAGCCCATCTTCTTAGTCATTCCACCATAGCTGTAACCCATCTTCTTAGCTACTTCTGGCGCTTCTTTCTTTAGAGCCTTCATACCTTTGTTCATCATTCCACCCTCGTTCATATTAGTGTGATAACCTTTACCGCCGCAATGTGAGCAGCCTTTACCCTTACATTTAGGACATACTTTATTCATGTTCTCTTTCTCCCTGATGCTGTAGTAGACCAATTAACTCTTTTAGGTCCGGTCTTCTTAGCAGCCTCTCTCTTACTTATCTTACTAGCTACTGCCTTTGGCCTACAGGCTGGGTAGGATCTACCGTCACCCTTTTGTCTACCGCACTCTTTACCTGTCTTAACGTCTGTCCACTCTTCACCAAACCATTTACCTAGGCCACCCTTAGAATAACCACGAGTGCTAAGAAGAACGTGCTGACTACGTGACCTTGTTTTTCTTACTGCCACTGTATTTACCTCCACGTGCTTTATATGTCTTGGTAAGCCAAGCAGACGCATAAGCGCTGGGCCATACGTCAAACTTTTTCTTAGCTTCTGACTTAACACGGTTGTATAACTTCGTGTTAGTTGGTTTGGGTGCTGCCATTACCACTTCACCTTATCTGCCCAGTAAGCTGCTGAGAGCTTACCCTTCTTAATATTCTTACCATGCCTAGCCTTGAAGCTTGCACGTTTCTTCTTCATGCGATCAGATTCACCCGCTTTAGGCTTACCTGCTGTGGATGCTCCTTGTTCACCAAAGCGGATGAGCTTAATGGTGTCACCTTCCTTGGCAAGTACTGCGTGGGATTTAGTAGGATGCTTTGGTGTACGCTTGGGTTTATTGTAACCTTCAAACTTCTCACCTCTATACTCTATGGCCATACTTATTTCTTTCCAGCGTTCTTGTTACGAGGGAAACTTCTATTTGAGCTTGGAGTCCGTACACGTAAGTTAGAACTAGCATTGTTGCGAGGGTTACCGTCCTTATGGTCAACATCCTTACCATCACCCTTACGTACCTTACCTTGCTTCTCTAGCTTACGCCTAGCAGCCTTACGTGCAGCATTCTTCTTTAACTCAGAAGGGGTACTCTGTAGCTGCCGCTCTCGCTTGTAGTTACGTGTGGTCATCTGCATATGCTCTCTTACGATCTGGATCTAGTACATCACGTCTATGTAACATACCCTCTAAGTACATGGCTCTCTCTACATGGTCTAGAGTGTACCTAACACCAGTGTCAGCTTCTATAGCAGCACGTACATAGAACACATCACTACGTGGGATGTGAATACGATTCATTCTATTAGAGTTATTATCTACTAATGCAGAGTAAAACTCTTCAAGTATGTTATCTGATGCGTATAGTTGTACTCTTCTATTAGCCATTGTCAACACTTTTATTAGGAAAAAGTGGTACGTGTCGCAAACTACGTGTTAGGAGAGAGGGGACATGAGGAGAGTGAACACATACTGTTTATGACACGTACCAGAGTAGCAACACTTATGTTTATACATGATTATATGTGTTACTTGTAATTAGTATACATATATAAAGAAAGTATGTCAACACTATAGTTAAACTTTATAGTTAAACTATTCCTATGTCCACTATCCTATTTGTAACACTATCTTATAAAGTTTAACTATTTATTATTTATTACTTGATTAATGTAAAACATATAAAGTTAAACTCTGTCTGCTCCTGCTCCGCAGTTATACTCATGAAAACACCCCTGTCAATCCCTAAAATACGTATATCTCTAAAGAAGTTACTAAATGTTACAACTTTGTAGTAATGTGTGATGTAAATACCACATATGTACTACCAAATAAGGCAAAACCTAGGCAAAGCTAAAAACCCCGTGTGTGTATTTGTGTATATACGTATACCCTATACCCCCCACTGGCCCTCGCACCCCTCTCGTTTTGATACCATAGCGCATAATGTAGGGGTAATTGCCTCCTAAGTTACTGTTAATATTGCAATCCTTAACTGATACAGCGTCAGAATATTCGTAAAAAGGTGTATTTTTAGGGTGGTTTCAGAGTTTGTGATCACAAAACGCAAAGGGATGCACAACTTTTACAAACCACCACCCCTATTATGTGATCACAAATATGCCACCCCTCAAACACTATACCGGATTGCGTAGTGTAATAGATCCGCGCGTGTAGTATTACATCCGCGAGGCAGCAATTAGTTTATCAAGTAAGATCAACACCTTAGCTAAACTCTGCCTATGTCCAAATGAAATGTTACAGTTTAAAACAAATAAAAACAGACAGTTAAACTAATTTCGTGATCAGTGAAAAGTTTTTGTTGAATATCTGAAACCTCATTGCTAGGTTGAATACATCGAAAGCGACAAGGCAAACAGCACAAGGTTAAGACCTAGCACAAGCCAGCGTCCTAGGCGATCAGGCCGGATATAAGACCCGCATAGAATAACAAGACCGAATATGCAGACCGAATAAAACGATTGACAACTAAAACCGAATCTGCCCACGATAGGGCAACAACAGAATAAAAGATACATAGACTAGCTTAAGGACAGCGTCCAAGATACGGGGCGGTAGAACGGTGACTTGAATCAGCCCGTCAAAGGTCGGAGCTAGTGTGTCTAACAGCATAAACTAACTTGACAGGTAGGCGCTTGATGTGCCTACTCTCTAGATAGTTTAACACCGAAAGGACTGACCCATGACTCAATACGTTCGCAACATTCTTAAACTCTACCGTCAAGCTTCCAATGATGACACGCTCAATGGCGTTGAATGGTATGCTAGGGCAGAACGTGTGGCGGTACAAATCGCTGACACGCACAAGCTTCCCATAAATACAGTGATCGGCGTCATGGC